CCCGCATCTATTTTACCCGACCCGACTCCACAGGAAGGTTATGTATTTAGGTGGGTTAGGACAAGTACTCTTGGAGAGTCAGATAATACTCATGTTTCTAGAATGTTTAGAGAAGGTTGGGAGCCTTGTAAGGCTGAAGACCACCCTGAACTTTTATTAACGTCAGATATTAACTCACAATTTAAGGGTAACATCGAAGTTGGCGGATTATTATTATGTAAAGCGAGTAAGGAAAAGATGGATTCTAGAACTGAACATTTCCAGAAAGCCGCTGATAATCAGATGCAGTCAGTTGACAACAACTACTTACGCGAGAATGATCCTAGAATGCCTCTGTTACAACCAGAGCGTAGCACTAGGACAACTTTTGGAAGGAACTAACCCTAATACTGGGGTAAGTTCCTTAAACTAAGATTAACTTTGTTATTTAAGGAGGCCTATAATGGCTACCACTGCTACCCCAAACGGCGCAGAACCAGTTAACACTCTTAGTGCGAGCGGCTCTTATTCAGGAAAAGTTCGGCACATGAAGATTGCTAACGCATATGGAACTGCAATTTTTTATGGTGACTTCGTAAAACCAGTCGCCGCAGGAGGCGTTGAGTTAGACGCAGGAACTGCAACATTAACTCCAATTGGAATTTTTGTTGGTTGTTCTTACACTGACCCAACCTCAAACCAATTAACCTTTAGCCAATACTACCCCGCTAGTACAGCGGCAGATGATATCTCGGCTTATGTTGTTGATGACCCTGATCTTGTATTTAAGATTCAGGCTGACGCTACACTTGCTCAAACAACTATGTTTTTGAATGCAGGTGCTGTTCAGACCGCAGGAAGTACTGATTTCGGACGCAGTAAAAACGCGCTTGATGCTAGTACAGCCGCAACAACAGCCACACTCCCATTACGAATTGTAGAATTTGTAGAGGGGCCAACTAGCTCAGTCGGTGATGCGTTTACTGATGTTCTTTGCATTTATAATGCAGGCGATCATGCGTACCGCAACTCAACTGGCGTTTAAGGAGATATAACAAATGGCTATTTCACGCGCACAAATGCTTAAAGAGCTACTTCCGGGCCTTAACGCCCTGTTTGGCCTTGAGTATGAAAAATATGATGACGAGCATACTCTTATTTATGATACAGAGAGTTCTGATCGTTCATTTGAAGAGGAAACCAAGTTAAGTGGTTTTGGAGCGGCTCCAGTTAAAAACGAAGGTTCTGCAATCTCTTATGATTCAGCACAAGAGTCTTTCTCTGCTCGCTACAACCACGAAACTATTGCTATGGGTTTTGCTATTACCGAAGAGGCTATGGAAGATAACTTGTATGACTCGTTATCTGCTCGTTACACCAAAGGTCTTGCTCGCGGTATGGCTTACACTAAGCAGGTTAAAGCGGCTAATCCTCTAAACAACGGTTTTACTAACTCGTTTCAGTCTGGTGACGGTGTAAACCTGTTCACTGCTGTTAGCGATGGTATTACTGGCGGTGGCGGTCACCCAACTGTAGGTGGTGGCTTTAACAGCAACCGTCCTGCAACTGCGGCTGACTTAAACGAAACATCTTTGGAGAATGCAATTATTACTATTGCAGGATACACTGATGAGCGCGGCCTGCTTATTGCGGCTCGTCCTACTCGTTTGATCGTTCCACCTGCGTTGATGTTTACAGCAGATCGTTTGCTAGAGACTAACCAACGTGTTTCAACTGCTGATAACGACATAAATGCTATCCGTAATATGGGTGCTATTCCAGAAGGCTATGCAGTCAATCACTATCTGACTGACAGCAATGCTTTCTTTATCCTTACTGATATTCCTAACGGAATGAAGCATTTTGAGCGTACTTCTCTTGAAACTAGTATGGATGGAGACTTTGATACTGGTAATGTTCGCTATAAAGCTCGTGAGCGTTACTCGTTCGGTGTATCCGATCCACTTGGCATTTATGGTTCTCCGGGATCAAGCTAAGTAGCTAAACAAGAAGGGGGTGTAAAAACCCCCTTTTTTATTTTTAACACGTTATTATTAACTATCCCTGACTGCTTAACAGCAGACCAACCCAAGACAGGAGATTCTCATGGGTACTACAACTTATACTGGAGCAGTTCGCTCCGAAAATGGTTTTTCAGATATTTCAAAAAACAGCGATACAGGTGCTGTAACCACTAATTCTACCTACAGCAATAATGCTAGTGTTGGTGGAACTCTTGCCGTCACTCAGTCTATCACTGGCAAAAAGTCTATTAACACTGACTTTAACGCCGCAGGTGCTTTGACACAAACTCTAACTGCCGCTCAGTCTGGAACTTTGTTCTTGATTAACGGAACAGCAAACAATGTTGTTAATATGCCTGCTCTATCGACTGAGAATGTTGGCGTTCATTATGAGTTTCAACTGACCGTTGCCGTAGGCGGTAGTACTACAACTACGTTTGTACTTCCCGGTTCTGCTGTATCAGCCTTCCAAGGCATGGTTTCATTGGTTGCAGGAACAGCGGCTAACGCAGTAAGTGATGTAGCAGGAGATACCTTGACGCTAGTAAACTCAACCGTTCTAAACGCTAGAGTTTCTATGACTTGCGTATCAGATGATGGAACTAACTCCAAGTGGATGACAACTGTTCTTTCAACTCCAATTGCAACCATAGCTTAATACGCAGTTTAGTGTGTTAATATTGAGGGGTGAATTTCACCCCTTATTTTTAGGAGAATGTAATGGCTGATGCAGTCGCAACACAAACAATTTCAGATGGGGCAAAGTACGCCACATTTAAGTTCACCAATGTCAGTGATGGCTCTGGAGAAGCGGCAGTTAAAAAAATTGACGTTTCTGCTCTTAGCAAAGACCCGATGACAGGGCAGGCTTGTACTAAAGTTAATATATCTAATATCTGGTACAGCACTGTTGGAATGAGTGTTAAGGTGTTATTTGATGCTTCTACAGATGTATTAGCATGGCATATACTTGCTGATTACTCTGATGAGTTAGATTTTTCTGGGTTTTCAGGCATACCCAATAATGCAGGTAGCGGAGTTACTGGCGATATCATGTTAACTACCGTTGGTCACTCTAGCGGCGATACTTACAGCATTATTTTAAAAGTATTAAAATCTTATGGCTAGAAATTATAAGCTTGAGTATGAAAACTTTCATTCAAGACCTGAAGAAAAAAAACGCAGGGCTGAACGAAATAAAGCTAGAAAGCTGATGGAAAAGAAAGGCCTTGTTCGCAAAGGTGACGGTAAAGATGTTGACCATAAAGACAGAAACACAAGCAACAACAAGACTAAGAATCTAAGGGTCACATCTAGAAAAACAAATAGGTCTAGAAATGGCAGAAAAAAAAGCTAAAGCTAAATCAACTGTTAATTCAGCAGGCAACTATACAAAGCCTGCTATGCGTAAGCGTCAATTTTCAAGAATTAAAGCAGGCACTAAAGGCGGAAAATCAGGTCAATGGTCTGCAAGAAAAGCTCAGATGCTTGCAAAGGCTTATAAAGAAGCGGGTGGAGGCTACAAATGAAAGGTGTAAAGCATTACAAAAGAGATGGAACTGAGCATAAAGGCTCTAACCACAAGATGTCTGATGGCACTTTGCATACTAATAAGTCACACACCAAAACAAGTGTAAAGTTATTTCATCTAAAAGATTTATCAGCTAAAGCCAAGGCAAAGGCCAAAGGCAAAAAATAATGGCTATTTCACGCGCACAAGCGGGTAAAGAGATGAAAGGCGTAAGTGCAAAGAAAAAATCCCAGAAGTCTTTAGATAAATGGACTAAAGAAAAATGGGGAACAAAGTCAGGAAAAAATAGCACTCAAGGGAAGAAAGCTACAGGTGAAAGATATTTGCCTAAAAAAGCAAGAGAATCCCTAACAGACAAAGAGTATGCGGCTACATCTAGAAAGAAAAAAGCCGATACAAAAAAAGGAAAACAATTTAGCAAGCAACCAAAAAAGATTGCTAAGAAGACCGCGAGGCACAGATAGTGGCAAACAGCAAACCTTCTAAAGGCAAAGCAAAGGTTAAGGTAACCTCTTCTGGAAAGAAGGTTAGCTACGGTCAAGCAGGCAAAGCTAAAGGTGGTGGCCCAAGAGTTCGTGCAGGAACGTCAAAAGGAGATAGCTATTGCGCTAGGAGTCTAGGTATTAAGAAAGGTCTTTCTAAGAAAAAACAAAATGATCCTAATACTCCAAACAACTTGTCTCGTAAAAGATGGAAATGTTCTGGGGCTAAATCTAAAAGGAAATAAAAATGGCAACTAGCGGAACATACAACTTTAACCTAGACCTTGGCGATGCCATTGAAGAGGCTTTTGAAAGAGCAGGGCTAGAGTTGCGTAGTGGCTATGATTACAGAACCGCAAGAAGAAGTATTAATCTTCTTATGCTTGAGTGGCAAAACAGAGGTTTAAACCTTTGGACTGTGCAAGAAGGAACTCAAGCTCTTACTGGTGGAGATGGTAGCTATACTTTAAGCGGTGATGTTCTTGATATTATTGAAGCTTTTGTAAGAACAAACTCTGGAAGCGTTGACAGCCAGTTTGATCAAACATTAACAAGAATATCAATAAGCCAGTACGCTCATCTATCTAACAAGTTAACAGAAGGAAAGCCTGTTCAGTATTTTCTTGAAAAAGACCCTAGTGCAGTTACTATTAATTTATGGCCTGTTCCTGACAGTCAAGAAGATTACACTCTTGTTTACTACTTTATGCAAAGAGTTGAAGACACTGGATCGCCTGCATCAAACAACATGGATGTTCCGTTAAGGTTTTTGCCTTGTTTAATTGCAGGGCTTGCATATCACCTTAGCGTTAAATATGTTGAGGCAAACCAGAAAGCTCCTCTGCTCAAGGCTGAGTATGAAGAGCAATGGAATCTTGCCGCAGATGCAGACAGAGAAAAAGCCTCGTTATTTGTAACTCCCGGAGGCTATAGGTTTTGACGGCATCAAAAGGTAAAAGAGCCTTTGGGTTTTGTGACAGGACTGGTTTTCGCTATAAGCTAACAGACCTTGTTCCGCAGATTGAAAATCAAAGATGGAATGGCTTGTTAGTTGGAAAAGACGTTGTTGATGTTGACCAACCTCAGTTACAACTGGGAAAATTAGCTATATCTGACAATCAATCTTTATTAAATCCACGCCCAGACAGGGCTTTGGATGAAAGTAGACGTTTATTTGCGTTTAACCCTGTTGGCGGTGGCATTACTGAGTTAGGAAGCTTTACTGTAGGGTTAGATATAGAAGGCAATGTAGGAGAAGTTAAGGTGGTAATAGGCTAATGGCATTCACATACACTACGCTAAAAGAAACAATACAAGATTATCTGGAAACAACTGAAACTACATTTGTGGATAACCTGCCAAACATTATTACTCAAGCAGAAGAAAGAATAATAAAAGACGTACAGCTTCCTGATTTTAGGAAGAATGTAACAGGTTCTTTAACAGAAGATAATCAATACTTGTCTGCGCCTACTGACTACTTAGGCGTTTACTCTTTAGCTGTTGATAACAGTGGGTATGAGTACCTATTGAATAAAGATGTTAACTTTATTAGAGAAGCCTACCCATCAAGCGCGGTTACTGGTGTTCCCAAGTATTACGCAATTTTCAATGAAAGCACCATTATAGTAGCTCCAACGCCAAACGCATCATTTACCGCTGAGTTGCATTATTTTTACAGGCCAGAGTCAATCACCGTGTCGTCCACAGGTACAAGTTGGTTAGGCGATAATGCTGAAAATGCGTTATTATATGGCTGTTTAGTAGAGTCATATACCTTTCTTAAAGGAGATGCTGATCTTCTACAGCTTTACAAAGTTCAATACGATGAATCTGTAGGCAGGTTAAAAACTCTGGGTGAAGGATATGGAACCACAGATAGCTACAGGTCTGGCGCAGTGCGTCAGGGAAGGAACTAAAATTGATTAATGTAGGTTCGGCTCAAACAGGTGTTGTTAATGTTGTTACATCAAACAACAAAGGACTTGATGCAGGTCATTGGGCAGAAAGAGCTACAGATAGAATTGTTTCAGTAGGTGGAAACTGTCACCCTGCAATCAAAGATCAAGCGGAAGCATTCAAGGATCAGGTAAACAAAGTTGTAATGTTCTACATGGAACAAGCAATAAAAAGCGACAGAACAACTTTAATTGCGTTACTTGAGCAAAACCAACACAAAGATGTAGCAGAAATCATCAGGAGATTATAATGGCAATATCGCAAGCAATGTGTACTTCGTTTAAAAAAGAATTAATGGAAGGAACGCATAACTTTTTAGCATCAGGCGGTAACTCGTTTAAGTTAGCCTTATATACTAGCTCTGCTAGTCTAGGGGCTACAACAACGGCTTACTCTAGTACAAATGAAGCAAGCGGAACAAACTACACCGCAGGAGGGGCGGCATTAACAAATGTTAACCCAACAACGTCAGGAACCACTGCGTTTACTGATTTTGCTGATTTAACCTTTAGTAACGCAACTATTACTGCAAACGGATGCCTTATATACAATGATACAAACAGTGACAAGGCAGTTTGTGTATTAGCTTTTGGTGGCGATAAAACATCAACAGCAGGAGATTTTACAATACAATTCCCAACAGCAGATGCTTCTAACGCAATTATTAGAATAGCCTAGTAACTTATGGCTATTGTAAATGGTTTTGGTAGGGGTGGATGGGGACAGCTTACTTGGGGCGAGCCAATACCTGTTGTCGTTACTGGCGTTGCAGGAACCTCTGCTCTTGGCAGTGAAAGTGTAGTAGCAGAAGCTAATGTTGCTGTTGTTAACAATGTAGGTACAGCATCTACAGGAACAGTAGCAGTTAATGCTTTTGCAGTAGTTGGTGTTTCTGCTGTTGCGTCAACAATTGGTCTTGGTGATGAAACATTAATTACCAATAATAACCTATCGGTTTCTGGGTTAGCAGGAACGTCTGCTCTTGGTAATGAAACATTAATTACCAATAACAATATTTCTGTTTCTGGATTAACAGGAACATCTGCACTTGGCAATGAAACCGTACAGGCTGATGCTAATATATCTGCTTCTGGTATTGTTGGGACTTCTGCTCTTGGTAATGAAACCGTAGAGGCAAAAGCCAATGTTTCTGTTTCTGGGTTTGGAGTAACAGTAAGTCAAGGGAGTGTTGTTACTGACGCTCAAGCAATAATCTATCCTGTAGGTCTTGAAGCAGAAGGATTAACAAAATCAGTTCAAGTTTGGAGTTTAATAAACACATCTCAAACTCCAAATTACACAATAATTAGTGGCAATCAAACTCCAAATTACGCAATAATTAGTGGTAATCAAACTCCCGACTGGGAAGAGGTAGCTTAAATGGCAACATACGTTAATGACTTAAGATTAAAAGAAATTGCCACGGGCGATTCTGCGGGTACTTGGGGGACAGAAACTAACGTCAACCTAGAGCTAATAGCTGAAGCTATGGGGCATGGTACTGAAGCCATTGCCAATGCTTCAACTCACACCATAACAATGGCAGACGGCGTTTCTGACGGGTTTAGATGCACCTTCTTAAGGTTAACAGGTGGCGGTCAGGCTTGTACTGTTACTTTAGCCCCTAATACGCTGTCTCATACTTGGGTAATGCGTAATGAAACATCTTACACCTTAACTCTTACTCAAGGTTCTGGAGCAAATGTTAATATTTCTTCTGGGCAAACTAAGATTGTTTCGACTAATGGCGGCGGATCAGGCGCAATTGTGTATGAAATGGATGATCTTCAGCTTGCAGGTAACTTGGTTGTTGGTGGCACTCTAGGTGTTACAGGCGTTTTAACAGGTACATCCCTAGACATCTCTGGAGACATAGACGTTGATGGAACAACTAACTTAGACGTTGTTGATATTGACGGCGCTGTGGATATGGCAAGCACATTAACTGTCGCAGGAGTCCTAACAGGCGCTTCTTTGGATATATCAGGCGATATAGATATTGATGGAACTACTAACCTCGACATTGTAGACGTAGACGGTGCTGTAAACTTTGCGGCAGATGTCACCTTTGCAGATGGCGCAGATATCATCACGGCTTCAGCAGGAACAAGCAACTTCCGCGCAGGTGTCAACGCAGGTAACAGCATTGCAAGCGGTGGTAATTATAATGTTGTCGTAGGCGATGAAGCAGGTACTGCGATTACTACTGGAGATGATAACACGTTTATCGGATATGCCTCTGGAGATGCCACAACAACAGCAGGTGGAAACACAGCCGTAGGTTCTAGTGCTTTTAGTACAAAC